TAAGTGCGCCGTAGATAAGTATAATCCAGATACTGGAAAGCTGATTTGTACATACAATAGTATTCTTGATGCAGCAGAAGATGTTGGAATAAGTGATTCACATATTTCAGAATGTTGCAAAGGGAAACACAAAACGGCGGCTGGATATGGATGGGCTTATCATGGAGAACCATACGAACCACCGAAATCATACTTTCGCTATGTGCGAATTGAAAAAGTAGATGCTGAAACCGGAGAGATAATTGCAACATATGATTCTCAAACGCAAGCTGCAAGGTTGAATGATGTTTCTGTAGCGTTGATCAATATGTGCTGCAAAGGGAATCAACGTTTAGGCAAAGGCTATGTTTGGAGGTATAAGAGCTTATGAACCTGTTGCAATCCATGATGGAGCCGTGCGTGATGATGGACAAGACCACCGTCAACGGCCCTATGGGGTTTACAACGGCATGGGTGGAAGGCGCGGCCTTTGACGCATTTGTGCGCAAGGAAACGGCCCCGGAACTTGTCGTAGCTGAAAAGCAAGGCGTGAAAGAGACTTTCACGGTAGTGGTAATGAAGGACATACCTTTGGAATACCACGACGTTTTCAAGCGAATCAGCGACGGCGAAGTGTTCCGGCTGACCTCCAACGTGAAGGATGATGCTGCTCCGGCTGTTGCGTCAACGCCTGTACAGATTGCAAAAGCGAACTGTGAAAGGTGGGAACTGACGTGATACAGACGGCGACAGCGTTATACGACTTCTTTTCTGGCTTTGATATTCCTGCCTACATTCAAGACAACATCCCGGACAACGCGAAAATGCCCTATATCACCTACGAACTGATAGAGCCTGAGCCTTTGGCGACGGCTCTTTTTCATGCCTCGGTGTGGTACAGGAGCACAAACATTGCGGAGATCGGCGCAAAGGTGGATGAAATAAAGGCAGCGATTGGAAACGGCGTTGACCTCCCCACCGAAAGCGGCGTTGTTCACATCTTCCGTGAGAAGAACGGCGCGTTTGGGAAGATCATGAACGACCCAGACCGCGAGACGAAACGCGCCTATCTTTCGATGATGATTCATTGCAATACGAACTAAAAGGAGTGAAAAGAGCATGGAGTACGCGAAGTACCCGTCGAATACGTTTCAGACGCTTGTCATAGGCGCTGGCGTATTGCTTTCTTCTTTCGACCCCACCAGCGCCACCGTGACGGACGCTAATATCCTTGGCCCCACCACGGGCGGCGTGAACTTCACCGCTACGCCGAGTTATATTGACTACGGCGAGGACATCGACAATGTTCCCAAGAACACCAAGGAACTGAAACGGATTGAGGATTGGGAAGTCAAGATGTCCGGCACGTTCATTGCCATCACACCCGATACGGCGCGTATTCTGGCCGCTGCTGCTGACCTGACCACATCGACGGGCAAGATTACCCCGCGTGATACGCTGGATTTGACCGCCGTCACAGGTGATTTCAGGGATATTTGGCTTGTGGCCGACTATTCCGACAAGAATACGGGCGCAAACGCTGGCTATGTGGCTATCCACATGATGAACGCGCTTTCCACTGGCGGTTTCCAGATTCAGACCGCCGACAAGGAAAAGGGCCAGTTCTCGTTTGAGTTCACTGGGCACTATTCCAAGGACGCGGCTGACACCGTGCCCTTTGAAATCTATATCAAGGCTGGCACAACTTAACGGCAAAGGGCGGCTTTATGCCGCCCATTTTTGTGAATCAGGAGGTTTTGAATATGAAGAACTTTGCGAATTGCACTCCCGATGAGTTCATGACCCAGGCTATCAAGTTCCGCGCTCCGTTTGCGGAATGGTGTGACAAGATCGGCGTAAAGGAAATCCGCGCCCGTCGCCCGGAAGGGTTTAACAAGATGAAGGACAAGGAAAAGGCCGAAGCGCTGGGCAAGATTGCCGTTGAGAACATGGGCGAAATCCTTGCCGCCGCGATGGAAAAGGACGCGGAGGGCACAAAGGAAGTCATGTGCCTTGCCACCTTCACCGAACCCGAGGACTTCAATAAGCATACAATGGTCGAGTATCTTGCGGCAATTCTTGAAATGCTCAACAGCCGCGAGGTGAAAGGTTTTTTTACGTATTATCTATCGCCGAAGATGAAGAGTTCTTTCAAGGCTTAAACGCCCTGCGGCTGGACTTATACAAGCTGTTAGGTGTCCCCTACTTCACTGATAGCTTGATTGCCGCCGTCAACAAATACAGGCAAGAAAAAGCCTATCGTATCTATGTGACGGATTGCTTTTATTCGATCACATTTTCACTTGGGAATCCGATGAACAAACGATATTATGACATATTGCATAATACGCCCGAGGATGACCGTGACGGCGAAGAAATAGCCTATGAACGCTTGGAGCGCTTCGGTATCAAGGTGGTGGAGTAATGGATTTATTTGAACTTGTAGCGTCGTTGGGGATAGATACTGGCGGCTTTACATCGGGCTTGAGAAATGCTCTGAATACGGCGCTGGGATGGCTTGAAGATTTTGCCAAGGACGTGCTTGATACGGGCATGGGCTTTGACAAGGAAATGTCTGCAGTTCAAGCTGTGCTGGGCAAGGTCGAGGGTACGGAGCAGAATATGATTCGGCTCCGCGAGTTCGCCTTAGACCAGGCGCGTGATTCCATTTTTACAGCCGAGCAGACGGCACAAGCCTATTATTACATGGGCATGGCTGGCTGGAAAACAGAGGAAATGCTTTCCGGTCTGCCTGGTGTCATGGCACTTGCCGCCGCGTCCGGTGAAGATTTGGGCATGGTGTCCGACATCGTGACGGACAGCTTGACGGCGTTCGGCTGGGAAGCTGGACGCGCCGCAGAGTTCGCCGACATACTGGCACAGGCGGCGACAAACAGTAACACCGATGTCAAGCGCATGGGCGAGACGTTCAAGTATATCGCCCCTATTGCCGGTTCGCTTGGTGTGTCTGTTGAAGATACTGCGCTTGCTATTGGTTTGCTTGCTTCGCAAGGCATCAAGGGCACAATGGCTGGTACAGCCCTACGTAATATCCTTACCCGCCTGTCAACCAACGCTGGCGAAACCAAGAAGGATTTAGGCGCTCTTACCATCCTGACAGAGAAGTTGGGCGTTGAATTCTGGGATGCTGCCGGGAATATGCGCGATTTCAGCGACATCATACGTGAAGCGCGTGTTTCATGGCGAGGGCTGACGGAAGAACAACAGGTATATTACGCCAAACAGATTGGTTCACAGCGCGGTATGGCGGCGTGGCTGGCTCTGATGAACGCCGCCGAGGAGGACGTAGACCAGTTGGCCACCGCGTTTGCCAATGCAGAGGGTGCGGCACAGGGCATGGCCGACGTGAAACTGGACAATCTCTGGGGCGACATTCAGATGTTCAATTCGTCTTTGGACGTGTTGAAAGTCGCCATCTATGACGATGTAAAAGGCCCGTTGCGTGAGGTTGTACAGTATGCTACTGGCGCTCTTGACCGTATACGCGACGCGATTGTCGGCGGCGGCGGCTTGACGGCTGGCATACACCAGTTGGCGATTGAGATTACCGACTTTGGCAAAAAGTATCAAGACGAAATCGCGGAACTGGCGCGTTCATTCGTTCCGATTCTTGCAACGGTTATCGGCGAACTCGCTCCCGCGTTTACCGATGCGGCAGTCAACCTTGGCGGTGCTCTAATGGAGGGCATAATTAAGGGCCTTGGCGACCAGTCGATTTTGGGACTGCTTACTGGCAAAAACACCACGGCGGGGCCTATAGCTGATTTCCTTGGCAAGCTGATTGTCGGCAGGGTTGACACCGTTATTTCCAGCTTCGACCCGCTGGGAATCAACGCGCAGGCAGAGGTTAAAAGCATCAGTCAAGAGCTGCCCGAGGACTGGCAGGAACAACAGGCTCAATGGGAAGCTAACAATCCCATAGAGACAAATGTAATTCCGCTGATTGACCCCGATTCAGAGGAAGCCAAAGCGTTGTTTAGCGACCTGTCCGGTCAAGTGAGTGGTGGAATTGCTACAGGCACGAAAGACGGGCTTCAAACAGCAAAAACAGAATCCATTCTTCCGAGTGCGGAAGAATTATATAAGCTGTACTTCGGTGAGATGTCCGACGTTGGCACTGATGGCGGCAAAGAAATGGCCGCGAACGTGGAAGCGAAGATGGACGATGCTGGTTATAGCATCAAAGACTGGTTGATCGGCAAAGTCAGTGAAGCTGGCGACCCGATAGGAACCAACCTTGCCAACAGCATACAAAACAAATTGGGTAGCCAAACCTATTCCATTACTGTCAACGCGAATGTTGTTGGGCTTCCTGGTGTTCAGCGTAATGCTTCCGCAATGTCGAGTGGTCGCATTTATAGGCATCCGTCTATATTCGGGTATTACGATGGCGCGTATCAGATGGCCGGGGACGCTGGCCCGGAGGCGGTTATAGGCGTGAACTCTTTGAGTGCCATGATTGCCAACGCCGTGAACCGTGGCATGGCGGGACAGGAGATTGTAGTTCCCCGCGCCAACCCTGCCCCGCGCAATATCGTCATTCCGCTGTACATTGACGGGCGGGAATTTGCACGGGCCGAAGTTCCCTATATCGAATCCGAACAGCAGCGCGTTGGTACGAAACTTGTAACGGGGGTGAAACTCTGATGTTCAGCATAGACGGAATCACATGGGACATCCCCTGTTCTATTGAGCGCGAAGCCGAAATCAGTGCAAGTGATATAAGTGGCCTGATGCTGGACAGGTCGTATTTCAATGACGTGCTGGGCACGTACATGAGCTACACCGTCAGAATCGCCGTGCCGCTGGATATGCGGGATGAATACACCCAGATATACGAAGCCCTGACCAACCCGGTAGACGGGCACCTGTTTGTCATGCCGTACAACGACAGCACCATCGAGATCACCGCAAGGGTGTCCACCGTATCGGATGTGTATGTACGGCTGGCGGGAGGACAGGTCTACTGGAAGGGTATCGAGTTCACCTGTGTGGCGAATTATCCGACCAAGGCCATGACCCTGGGCGAGATGGTGGTTACTGGTCGTGCGCCGTTCCCGGATGTATCTGAACCGTCACAGGGGGACAGCTATACATGGGATGGCGACGAGTGGGTGGTTTCCGTTGTGTATGATGACGCGGACAACATTTACTATTAGGAGGGGCTTATGTATATCAAGGTATACACATATGACGGGCTACCTGAGTTGATCGGGACGTACACCGAGATCACGGGCCTGTCATATGCCCCTTCCGCTGATCTCGCTGGCGCGTCCATCCCGATAAACGAGTTTCAAGTGGACATTCATACCACGGACACGATAGAGATTGGCGGCTACGCCGAACTCTACGACGATTTGGATAACTTGTGGGCGCAGTATTGGATTGTATACGCCGAACACATCGACCAGCAGACATTGAGGTTGAGGGCGCAATCCGACATCGGGATTCTGGATAAGGTTGAACTGCTGGCTGTATACGTCGAAAACGCAAGCGTTACCTCTGTACTGGACGATACTATTCTATGGAGTACAATCGGCAGCGTTGTCCCGATGACATACTCGCTGGATAGCTCCCTTACCAGCGCGACTATTACAGGTTTCTTCCCGCACCAGACAGCACGGGAACGGTTGATGTGGATAGCCTTTACGATTGGCGGGTACGTCAAGACGCATTTCAATCAGACTATTGAAATCCTGCCGATAGACAACACGGTAACTGCAATCCCGATTGGCGATACCTACTGGAAACCGTCAATCACCTATAACAGTTGGGTAACGGCTATCAGGGGCCATGCTTATACGTTTGCCATCGGAACGCCATCAACGACAGATACCTATGTTGAGGACTGGATAGGCAATACTTACATCGTGACGGAAACAACTATCACGATTCAGAATCAAAATGCCCCGGAAGCCGCCCCGGAGAATGTGGTGGATATCGACGGGCTGTATCTGCTGAACGGCAACAACATATCGAGCGTTTTATCCCGACTGACAGCATGGTATTTCAACCGCACCGAGGTGGACTTTGACGCGATAAACAACGGCGCGTATATTCCCGGCGACAAGGTTCAAGTCCACCTTGACGATGAAAAGATAGCGTCGGGGTTTATTACCAGTGCGACGTTCGCATTTGGGCTGCAAGCCAAAGCCAAGATGCATCTGACAGGCGTTGAAGATGTCGAGTCTGGCAAGCTGAAAATCCTGTATAAGTACAACGGAGTACAGATTGGCAAGAAGGTATATTCACTGCCTGTGGGCTACACGTACACGATTACAAACCCGTACATCGACAAGACGATGAACAAGCATCGGTACATCTTTAGGCCGTTGGCAGAATCCATCACGGGCACTATGACATCGGGAACCACGACAGTGACCCAAAACTATGCCGTTGCGCTGGATTTGTACAAGAGTGTGCTGCATATTATTAGTGTTGACAGCATAACAGAATCACAAGACCAAACGACCTTAATAACGATAGGAGTGATAGCATGATTCGGGTGATTGAGAACAAGTGGAACGGATACGGCGACAAGCACTACATCGAAGCGGCGGGACTGTCCACGGACACTAAGCCCACGACCAACCTTGTGACGGGTAGCCTGTTCCTCGAAGTGGACACAGGCAAGGTGTATGCGTTCGATGAGGTCGGCGGCATGTGGAATGAGATTGGAGGGTAACCATGAGCAGCATCAAAGCAATCGCGATGGCGAAGATTGTCGGTGGGGGAAGCGGTGAGGCGGTGTTAATCGACAAGACCGTCACGGACGCCGGACTGTATCGCGCCAGCAGCGACAATGCAGATGGCTACAAAACAGTGAACGTTGATATTTTTGACGGAGACGAGGTGAGCTACTGATGACGAAGGTATTGGTTTCTGAAAAATACCTCCACGACATCGCGAACGCGATTCGGGTGAAGCTAAATTCCCAGTCCACCTATACCCCGGCTCAGATGGCGGCGGCCATCGCGGACATCACCGGCTCCATCTCCGGGACGATCACGCCGTCCACGGACGCGGACAAGGTGCTGGTCACCGACAGCAACCTAACCGCTATTGCCAATGCTATCCGCGCTAAGCTGGACGTGGCGACGACCTACACCCCCGCGCAGATGGCCGAGGCTATTCTGTCCATACAGGCAGCGGGGCCGACCATCGTCTCGTGGGCCAGCGGTACGGACGAAGAAATTGCCGCGATGATTGACGCGGCGCATACCGGGACGATTGATTTGCGGCAGGACGGCGGCTGGGCTGTGGGGGATGTGCGCACGATCTCGATAGAAGCCTTTGCAAGCGGAGATAACGTTGCTCACGCGGCACAGAGCATCGACATCGTGATAACCTCGTTCGACGAGTATATGTCATGCGGGAACGTGATGCAATTTGATTTTAAGGAAGCGCTTGAATTAGGCATTCGTATGAATAGCTACAATACGAACGCAGGAGGCTATGGGGCCTCTGAAATGAAGACAACAACTCTGCCTGCACTTGTCAACGCACTGCCCGCTTGGCTTAAGTCCCGCCTGATCGAATTCTCCGTTCTTGTAAGCGCCGGAAATAAGTCCTCGACAATCGAGACTGTCACGGGGAATAAACTTGCCTTGCGCTCTGAGATCGAAGTGTTCGGCACGAATACTCATTCTTTTGCGGGCGAGGGATTGCAGATTAGTTACTACGCGATTGCAAACAACAGAAGCAAAAAAAGAGGGCACAGCGGAACGACTGATACTTGGTGGATGTGTTCTCCTGTTGCCTCAAATACAACCGGATTTTGTATCGTCACTAACAGCGGCAACGCGGATTACAGCGGCGCATCAATGTTACGGGGCGTTTCGCCCTACGGCTGTTTGTAAGGTAACAATACGAGGAAGAACATCATTATCCGGCAAAACGGCGCGGCAGCACAATCGAGCGCTGCAAATCGAAATTCCTTACTAATGT